CTTACAAAAAAAATTGCGCAACTCACTGAACATCAACAACCAGACTTCTGTAAATCGCATTTTACATTTGGCTTTTTTTGTGTAAAAACTTGCGTAAGTCATCATCATCTTTTCGCCTTTTTGGTCAAATTTGGGCACTTTTTAGGCCTTTTCGACCTCGCCACCAGCCTCAAGATAGGCATCAACTATTGGCTTCGCTTCTTGAAGGAACTGCTCCTTTTGGCTTGGAGACCAAAGCCTTACGTTCTTACGGGCGAGCCACTGCCTAGCCTTGACCATATAGGAGTGCCACGCTGTCTCGCATCGGGGGGTGCTGGTCTCTATGGGGTCGGGGAGTAAGCCAGTCCATAGGGCTAGTTGCTTGAGACCACTAGGGCTGGGGGCTTGCAGGGAGGGGCGGGCTTTTGCCACCCTCTCATACCGCCTAACTTGCTCACCGTTTATTTGGGCGTGGGTCTGGATGATTTCTATGTCTAACCCCTCTTGCCGTGCCGATAGCAAAATATCGCCAGCGTCTGCGGCTAATCCGATGGCTTGCCCCATCTGCTCGATGGCATTTTCCTTGGCCTTGTCCAGTAGCCTTACAGTTTTTAGCAGTTCCATTCCGACTTGTTTTTCACTCATTTTTAGGATGTCTTTCTGTGGTTGTGGTTGTGGTTTCGTGGTTAAAAAGGCTTGGTTTTTGTGGCTAAACTAGAGCCTCCTCAAGCTCCTCAATTTCTGCCTCCTCCGCTGGGGCTGGCTCGATTTCTCGGAATCTGTGCTGGGCAAAGCCTCGCTCCGGGTGCGGTGGCGTAGTGCTAACTGGGTTGTTTATGCCCTCCAAATACACGGCCACTTCCCCTGCCTCTCCATTCAATGATACCCCAATTCCTATGCCCCTTATTGTGTATTGCCTATCCTTGATTGGAAGGCTGTCGTAGAAGGCAAGGATGTCGGGTGGAAAGCGATCATCCACGCACACTACTTTCGACCCAGTTGTCACCGTTTTTTACCTCGCTTTTTTATGCCTTTTTCCCAAGCCTCTCTGTTCCACTTCGGGCATTCCTCTCGCCTCTTTTTGTGAACCCTCAAGGCTCGCTCTTTGTAAATTTGCCTAACCCTTTCTGAGCGTTGGATGCGTAAAACCAGCCCGGTGCGTTGGCTTAACTCCGTAAGGCGAGCCGATATGGCGGCTCGTGTGTAAGGCTTGCCCGTGCTTGGGTTGATGTAACGCTTTGCGATTGCGGTTAGGCTGTCTGGGCTTCGGTTCGATGCTAGGGCTAGTAGTGCCTCGTCCAATGTATCGTCTCGCCTATGCCTCAACATCTGGGAATCGCCTTCGTGCTTAATCGTCTGCTCGACTACCTCTGCTGTTAGTTTGGCAAGCTGGTCTAGGTCTATGGCTGGGTTCATCGCCTTCATCTGGGCGAGCCTTTCCTTGACCCTATCTTGCAGGGTGTCGATATGGTCTGCCATGTTTGGCGTATAGGATGCCAAGATGCTGTCGGCTGGGTCTTGGCCTTGGTGGTTCATTGAATTTCTACAAGGGCTGTCCGTCCCACCCTTGCCAATTCCCGCCTTGCTTGGCGTTCGGTGGCATAGAAAAGATCAACAACTGGGAGCTTGGTTTTGCCCGATGCCTTGCGTGAGATTACTGCCGTGCCAGTATCGTGGGCGTGGTAGGTCTTGCCTTCGATGACCAGCTTTGTGCCGTATGGGATAAGGCGGGGGTCAACCGCACACGACTTTCCAGAAACCAGCCTCTTTCCAGTCGAGCTTTTCCAACCAAACTCGTCCTCGCCCAACCAGTACGCCGTGATGCGAGCCTTGATGGTTTTCTTGGCTGGTGGCTTTGGGGTTTCGATCATTATGTTCGCCCCCTGCACCGAACCGAGGATGGCTAATGCTAGGATGATGATGGCTTTTTTCATCGTTAGGAAGTGGAGTCGCTCGCATAGGTGGCGGTAGCGTCTTGAGGGTGATTCGTCCCCTTTGGTTCTTTTGCCTTCTGCGTTGTCAATCGGGGTCTTGAGCTTGTCGATCTGTGCCTCGATTGCCTTGGTCTCCATCTTGTTAATCTTCATAGCCTATTCCCATTCCTATCATATCTGCCGATTGGTTCACGAGACCCAATTTTATATTCATAAATGAATGGGCCTTCTTGCCAGTAAGGGTCTGAATAGTTTGCCTTAATAAACTCGGTTGCATCACCAACGCTTTCGCAAACATAAGGCGGCAATCCTTCTGGATAATCATCTTCCATAACAATACAAATGCTTTCCATTTACACCTCCTTAACTTCCGTCCAATGGCATCGCTTGTTTGGCCTTTTGATCTTGCCCCTGCCCTCCAAATATCGGAGGTGGTACTGAATCGCCCCGTGGGTTTTCTTTAGCACCTCGGCAATCGTGCAAGTCGGGATTTCGTTTGTGATCAATGTGAACACGGCATCTCTCAACATATCAATGGTCGCTTGGTTGCGAGTCGTGGCGTAGAGCTTTTCCAGTTCCTTTCCGGGGTAGCGGTCAGCAAGGATGCCGTTGGCCTTTGCCTCTGGGGTTGTGTAGGCTTCGTTCATTGAGTTTGCAACTTACTTTGAGTTTTTATTGAGGCAAGGGATGGTTTTGGGTTGTTCAGCATTCCATTTCAAGTGCTTCCTGTCGCTTGGATTGCAGAAATAAACGAATCTATGCTTTCTTGATCTTGGCACTATTGTTGCACCCTCAAATTTTTTGGCGTGTCTGCTGTGCAATCCGGGTAGCGACACATCTCCGCAATTCCTTTTGTCTGAAAGCCCAGTATAAACCCAATTTGTAGCCCTATAAACCAAACCACTATGCCCCTGCTCTGTATCTGCATAGCTTACCAGAATTAGGGGTGGATTGATATTCTTTAACTGCCTCAATGCCCAACCGATGAATCTGCTTTCGCTATTTTTTGGGCATTTATCCGACATCCAAAGTCTGTTTAATTCATAAACCCTATTTGAGTTACTCTTGCCACACACTCCCAAGCAAACATTCTGGGATGCTGGCTTTCCAAAAGAGATTACCCCAAGCAATATGTTTTTGAAATAAGCACCAAACGCCCAACTAACTGAAACTGCCCTATGTGCGTAGTGACTTTCAATAGCAACAAGATTCGATGTGTGACTAGTAATCTGCCTAAATAAAAGTTGGAGCGGCGAGGTCGGAATTGCACCGCCATCCTCCCCTTGGAATAGGGGAAGCTCTACTGTTGAGCTATCGCCGCCAAAATTCATAAATAATACTCCGCTATGCTCTTGCCACTGTTGGTTTTGACTGTTCGCTTCTGCACATCGTAACCAGCCTTCCGCAAATCACAAACTCGGCTTGCCAATCGGAAGCACTTGAACCAATCGAGTGCCTCTAAAGCCGTGAGTGTTCGCCCAGATTGCAAGTGGGCTAGGATGCGAGCGTTCTGGTCGTGGCCTTCGGCTTTTACTGGATGAGTTGTCCTCATAAAGGGCAACTCAAACTGCTCTGCTTCGATAATCGCAATCATTTTGTGTTCCTCCCAGTTGCCTTGCGGGCTTTGAAGTTTCTGTTCTTGGCATTGAGAACGCTTGTAGGGTGGCATCCCCAAGCATTTGCAATATCTCGAAGTGAAAGCCCAGACTCGTGTTGAGCCTTCCAAATCTCCCAACGCTTCTTAACAACCGAGTGTGTGCGATTGCCTCTTGCCCTATATTTTCCGTAGGTTGGAACTAGCTCCTTTGGAATGTCTAGGGGGGTGGCTGTACCCATAACTAGGTTTGCAAGCCCTTTAGAGGCCAATTCCGCGCGATTGTGTGCCATCTGTGCAGTTAGTGTCGTTACCATTTGCTCAAACTCTCTGATTCTATCCTCGCATAGCTTCACCCGGTGGATTGTGGCCGCCAAAACCATCTCTTGAGGGTAGTTCACGGACACCCCGCTTCTACCCATTCGCTATGAGTGTTGAATCCAGCTAATTTATAGGTTGGTGGGGATTCGCACCCCGATTTGATTGGTTTCTTCATTGGTTGGTTGTTTCCTTTGGTTGGTTGTTGGTTGCTTCTCCGCTGACAATTTCTGGCACAAGCTCGCCAATCCTTTACCGATGCCCTGCCTCCGACCTTCCATCCGTTGCTCTCATAATAATCAAAAGCACTTTCCACATCCGTTCCTATCCAGCCAATTTCTTTTGCATACCCAATCCAATCCGCACGCATAGGACGCTCTTGCGTCCTTGTATTATCTAGCTTCTGGCTTCTAGCTTCTAGCTTCTGCCTCGGACTTTCGGTGGGACATTTGCTGGACATTTGATGGACATCGCCGTGACGCATACGCATCTTCCTAGTAGCGTCTGACTTACGCAACTGCTCATCCTTCACCATTCTGCGTGAAATAATGGTCTCCTTATCGAAGCTGAACACCCCGGATGCGTGTAGCTCGTCCATCAACTCTGATGTCCGTTGTGGGGTAAGTCCACATATTCTAGCAAGCTGTTCGCTTCGGGCTGGGTTGCCGCCGATAAGCAAATATCCGTGCCGATCAGACTTTGCCATTAAGCAAATCATATCAGCCCAAAGACCCCTAGCCTCGACCGAGCAAGACCGCAGAGCCTCATCGGAAAGCCAGTCAGCCACAAAGAATTTAATCCAAGGCAACTTCACTTTTGCATCCTTAATGAAGGCAAGCCAATCGACATCATTAGTTTAATTTTATTTGGTGCCGCCATCCAAAAGCTATGAACGCTATTAAGGTTATGAAATGGATTAGTTCTATTAAGGTATGGCTTCCGTTGCTGTATCGCCAAA